CCCACGGAAGCCTCACTCACGGGAACCCGAGCCACCTTACTATACAGAGGAAGAATGAAACGGCCCACTCCAGCGGACTCAGGTACCACAACTCCTCCATAAGGATTGGAATCGCGGTCATATAGGTCACTGACAGCTCCAATAGGTCCCTGACCACAGTCTGCTGGATACTGCCTCATCACAATCGTGGAACCGGAGGTGAACTCATCTTGCATGACCACGTACTTAGTGGAACCTTGAGCAAACGCATACATCTGTGCTAAACGCCCACACTTGGAAGCATAAAATAAGGCCGTCACGCCATTCCCCATAGGGGTGGTCATGTTGAACTTATTCGACTTAAACCAAGGATCGGCATCCCACACATTGTATGAGCCCGCAGCAGTATTCACCGTCGCGGTAAAGTCAGGGATCATAATCAGCTGCTTAACTGATTTAATATGGTCCCCAACTACATGCTGTGAGCTATCCGCCACAGGGTTTGAACCCCCTATACCAGACTGCAAAACAGTAACACCACCACCAGTTCCAGAAACTCCATCAAACGTTGAGGGGGCCACGCCTGCAAACTCAAAGTCAGGCTCAGCTGAAACAAATACTAAGAAATCTATAGAAGATGACAGTACACTACTAGTAACAAGTTTATCAAGTACCTGCATGCTAATAGAACCAATGGCGTTGTTAAAAGCGCAGTATGGTAAAGCATAGGTATATGGAACCACAAAATCGAAAGTCGACTGGTCCCGTATATCTATAATTGTGCTAAATCCATCCACACGCATCTTAGCAGCGCCAGCAGTATCTGGAATTTGGACAGTGTTACTCAAAGGAGCATTCGCTCCCGCAACAGTTGTGTAAGGCTGAAATGAAACCAGCACCCTGGCACCGTGAAGCTTAGATTTGGAAAACTTAAACGTGTAACGCAGATTTCCTCTCCATTGTCGAAACTGACTACCCAAGTACAATAATGTAGAGGGTAAAAACACATTGGTCGTCAGTGTCGACTGTGAAGGGAAAGCTAGGTTACCAGTTGGAGTCCCCGCACTAGCAAAGTCACGGTACCAACAGAAGCTGGGGCCCACGTGAGCCAAGTAAATGGCATCTCCCTTAGTCGCGGAAGATGATAAATTTCCTCGGAAAATGATGTTAGGAATAGAAAGAATATGGTTAAAGTTCATCTCATCCACATCACTACAGCCGAGCACACTTGTTACGGCAATGGCATTGCTTTGAGTGGGCCCAACCACATAACCAATCTCTGGTATATCCACTTGGGAGTCACCGGCATAGTTCTGACGCAACATTCGACCGGGTATCGTCTCATCTTTGGGCTTTGAAAAGCCGAAAGATGCGAGAGCCCCCGCAGATCCGCGCAAGAACCACTCAGCGGCTCCCCCAATCGAAGATAACCCAGGCATCAATGATGCTGCGGCGGCGGTGTCAGCCACGGTGTTCAAAACACCTGACACCACGCCGGCATCATGAGACTCCTGGGTCACTCTGGACGTGCCAGTGACTAGTGGAGCGGTAGGTCGTACTGGTCCCTTACCATGGGACGTAGCACCCACACCTGACTGAATATTAACAGTCGTCGTCAATGAGGGATACACTCCAATCAATTCAATATCATGAAGAGACATATACAAATTATAAGTGGGGGCTCCTTGGCCAGCCACTATTCTAACATCAGTGAGTCTATTTATTGCCATGAGTAAATGGTATCCAACCAAGCCCAACGAAACGGGTAAAGGACTATATTCATAAGGAGAGATATAAGGTATATCCAAACTTACTGAAGTACTTTCTGCTATGTCTAACAGAACATGAGGTACGTTCACACACATCGGGTTAAATGCGCTCCGTTGATCATGAGCGGATGATGATGTTGTGCGATATTGCGCGCTCAAACACAGTATCCCCTGATGAAACGGAGTCGCAGTGACTTGCAAAGTCAACCTAACAGTGAAACGCATACCTGCTATGCCTGTAAGACGTAGAGATGAATTAGCACCAAAGTAAGTATCAATAAACCCACAATCTCTCCCTATGTAATTGAAGTACATTCTACCAACACCACGCGTCACGTTACCAGACGAAATTAACGTAGGTCGTGAAAAGTAATCTTTGATAGATTGCACATCTTCAGTGGACTTGATTGTGTAATTATTGAAAGCCACAGCCGGCGTGTCAGCACAAGTTGCTGCATCACCGACAAGCGACGTCATACCTAAAACTTCATCATTACCCACTGGAATAGCCA